TCCTGTCCACCTGCGGGCGACCCCTCGCGCGTTCCCGCCTGCTGGTTTCATGGCGACAGGAAAAATTCGCTAACTATGATGGCTTCTGTTTTTGATTCACACCTATCGGTATTTCAATACAATCCGAAAGTATTCTGCCTGTGTAAAGCATAGGTTTCCGTTTGCTGGTTTCATGGCGACAGTGGAAATCTGCTACCCGTGGAAGCTTCGTTTCTCAATAAATAACGATCGATCTTTCCGTACCAATTAATTTATTCTTCCCAAAAAAACCCTGACTGCATGTGGGAAATCGATTTTGCCGTGTAAACTTATTCCGTTGTTGAGTATTGGTTTCTGGCTCAAGCAGGGTAGCGATTTCTTTGTGTCGCCAGAAAACCGGCAGGCAGGGCTGAGAGGGTCGCTCGAAGGAGGACAGGCTTGTCGGTCAGCGCTACCACGCGCGGAGCCTGAAAAGTGTGCAACCTTGTTTGATTCGCGTGGTGGCGCTGGACGACTATCCTGTACTTCAAGAGCGACCCTCACAGCCCTGCCGTGTAAGATGGCGACACCCGAAGGATGCAGGGGCGAGCGGAAAGCCCCTGCCATGCCCGCAGGCATGCCCCCTTGCCAAGCAAGAAAGCCAAAAGAAAAAAGGATACCCGAAGGTTCCCAAAGGGCGAGCGGAAAGCCCTTTGGTGCACCCGCAGGTGCATCCCTCTTGCCAAGCAAAGAAAGCCAATAGAAAAAAGAATACCCGAAGGTTTCCAAAGGGCGAGCGGAAAGCCCTTTGGCATCTCCCTGCAAGCCGCGCCTTGCTAAAAAAGGGCAGAGCCATTTCAATTTTTCGGAGGTGTGTATGCAAAACGCCAAAATCATTCAGTATCTTGAAGGCATGGGCTACCGTTCCCCCGCGGGGGGCTACGCCGCGCATATCGACACATGGCTGAACTGGTACCGCGGCTATGTGAGCGATTTTCATGACTACGCCATGCGCGTGGGCACCTCCCGACGCACGTTGACACGCTACCACCTTGGCATGGCGAAAACCGTGTGCGAGGATTATGCTACGCTGCTACTGAACGAACGGGTGCAGATCAGCGCGGAGGGCTTCGCGGCGTTGCCCGCAATTCTGGAGCGCAACGCGTTTATGGAGCGCGGCAACCGGCTGGTGGAGTGGACGATGGCGCTGGGCACGGGCGCGTTTGTGGAATTTCTGGATGAAGAGGGTCAGCCGACCATCGATTATATCCGCGGCGATCTGATTTTTCCGCTCCGGTGGGATGGCGATCACATCACGGAGTGCGCGTTTGGCAGCCGAAGGGTGCTGGGCACGGGCAAGGACGCGGCGGAAGGGTATTATGTGCAAATCCACGCGCGGGAAAACGGAGGCTATGTCATCCGTAACGCGTGGCTGGATGACACGGGCGCGCCGCTGCCCCCGCCGGATGGCGTGGAGGCGGTCACTCAGACTTCGCCCGTGCCGCTGTTTCAAATCATCCGGCCAAACACGGTTAACGCTGTGGAGCCGGATTCGCCCATGGGCATGAGCGTGTTCGGTATGGCGATCGATCAGCTCAAGGCGGCTGATCTGGTGTTTGACAGTTATGTCAACGAGTTTGTGCTGGGTAAAAAGCGCGTGCTGGTGCCCCAATCGCTGGCGAGCATCGAAATGCAGAAAGACGGGACCATGCAGCCCATCTTCGACCCCAGCGATGTGCTGATCTACGTGTACCAGCAAAGTCAGGATGGCGCGGACGATATCAAGCCGCTGGACATGACGCTGCGCGCCGCCGAGCATGAGGCGGGTTTGCAGCGCATGATCGACCTGCTCTCCAAAAAGTGCGGGTTGGGCACGGGGCGCTACCGGTTCGACGGTACGGTCGCGCGCACGGCCACCGAGGTCATCAGCGAACAAAGCGATCTTTACCAGAGCATGAAGCGTAACGAAAAACCGTTGGAGCGCGCCATCCAGGGGCTGGTGAACGCGCTGAGCTGGCTCACGGGCAGGCCAGCGGAGGTGAAGACCGCCGTATCGTTTGACGATTCGATCATCGAAGACGTGGGCGCGATGGTGGACAGGAACCTGCGGCTGGTGAATGGCGGCCTCAAGAGCAAAAAGCGCGCGATGATGGACATCCTGCGCTGCACTGAGGTGGACGCGGAAAAGATGCTGATGGAGATTGCGGCGGAAGCGCGGGGCGAAGACGTTGCGCCGCCGGAAGCCGGAACGGATGGCGCCGGAGCGCAAACGGCGGAACCCGCCGATATCGAGCCGGAGGCGGCGGAGTTGGGCACCTCGTTCCTTGGCGATTGAGCAAAGGCATTCCCCTATGACCGGAAAACACGCCAACGCCTGATCGGCGAAGGCGTTTTTCATTCCCCCTTGCAGGCGACGGCCTGATCGGGTTTTCCAGCCTGAACGCGCCGGTTTTCCGGAAGTTGGCCAGCGGCTAGGACGCGCAGTCCTGTAGACTTTGCGACCTGACGGCACACCCAATCTGCCGACGAAAGCGCGACAAGGCTGAAAAACCGCATCAAAACGGAATCTATCGCCGACGGGCGTTAAACGGAGGCAAAGGATGTTTCAACCCCTGACGAATTCTCCGGTGGATCAGCACGACGCAGGCGACGGTGTTAAGGCGGCAACCGTCGGCGAACCCAAGCCCCTGCCGCCGGACGATCTGGCGGAAACGCTGCTCAAAGCCGTTGAGGAACGCACCAGCCGCGCGGAAAAAAGCGTGCTGCGCTCCATGGCCGAGCAAACCGGCGTGGACGAAGAAACGCTGACCGATCTGCTGGCAAAGGCGCGCGCGACGCAAGCTGCCGAGTTGCCGCCGGAAACACAGCAAAAACTGGACGCGGCGAACGCCCGCCTCACGAAACGGCTGTTGGAGGCCGAGGTGAAGGTTGTCGGCGCGGAGCTGGGGCTGATCGACACGGAGGTGGCGCTCCAGCTGATGGACACCACGGGTATTACCATCGCGGAGGACGGCACGGTATCCGGTGTGCGGGAAGCGCTGGAGACGCTGCGGCAAAGCAAGCGCTACCTGTTTTCGCAGGGCAACCGCGGCGCGTGGGCGCAAAAGGTCGGCACGGGCGGCGCAAGTGCGCTCAGCGGTGTGGAGGAAGCGTTCTACCGCAAAAACCCGGCGCTGAAAAAGTAGATCTAAGCTTGCTTTTCAGGAATTCCAATTTCAGCATTACAGGAGGGAATAACCTATGGCACAACTATTACAGGAACGCTACAGCGAGCTGGTGCTTGCCAAACTGCGCAATGAGCTGGTGCTCAAGGATGGCGTGGTATTCAACAACGATTTTGACGGCGACCCCGCCGCGGGCGCGGTGAAAATCCCCACCCGTGACGAGGAGGTAGCCGCCAGCGATTATGACCGTGCTGCCGGACTGGCGCCTACCACGGGCAACACGGCGTATACAACCCTCGCCATCAACCGTGATAAGGCGGTTAACGAGATCATCGACGGCTACGAGGCTGCCGCCGTACCGGACACGCTGGTGGCGGAACGGCTGGATAGCGCGGGCTATTCGCTGGGGCGCGCCATGGACATCGACGGCGCAAGCGAACTGCTGGGCGCGGGCACGGTAGTCAGCGTAAGCGTTATCGACAAGGATACCGTGTACGGCGTGCTGGTGGATCAGCGCACCTGTATGAGCAAGGACAACATCCCCGCCGCCGGACGCTATGCCCTGTGCACGCCGGATGTGATTGCCGCCGTGGTGCGCAGCCCCGAGTTCACACAGGCCAGCAGCCTTGGCGACGAGGTGAAGCAGTCCGGCGCGATTGGACGCATCGCGGGCTTTAACGTGATCGAGTTCAACGACGAAACCGCGAACCTCGCCCTCATCTGCGGGCACCCGCGCTTCGCCACGCGCGTGAACGCCTGGCAGGCTCCCGTGCGGCTGCAAAGCCTCGACGGCAGCGGCAAGTACATCGGCGCGAGCGCCGTACAGGGGCGCATGGTGTATGCGCACAAAGTGTTGCGCCAGAAGGGTGTGCGCTGTGTGTACGCGCCGGTAACCGTGGCGCTGACCGCCGCGCCCGGCGTGGCGGCGGGCACTACACTCCTATCCCTGACCGACCCGAGCGAGGCTGTGAGCTGGAAATACCTGAAGAACCCTGCCGCACGCGCCGCGTATGGCGCCAGCTACGCGGGCACGGTGCTCACGAGCGGCACGACCGAGATCACAGCTGCTATTGGCGATGTGATCGAGGTGGTGGGCATCAAGAACAGCAAGGTGGTATCGGCGGGCTATATGTCGCTGGTTGCCGCTAACCTGAGGGCGTAAACCATGCAGCTCACGGCAGAGGAATATGAAGCCATTGTGGGCGAACCTGCGCCGGAGGATTTTGCCGCGTGTCTTGATCTGGCGCAAAGCATGCTGGACGCGCGCACGCTGTGCTACTACGCGGGGCGGGAAACCGA